ATGCCGAAGCTCACCAAGAAAATCGTGGACGCGGCCGAGCTGCGGGAGAAGCCATATTTCATCTGGTGCAGCGACCTTCCCGGCTTCGGCGTCCGCGTCTTTCCGTCCGGCAAGCGGGTCTATTATGCCGACTACCGTAACAAGTCCGGCCAGCGGAAGCGAATGACCATCGGGCAGCACGGCAAGCTGACGACCGAAGAGGCGCGGAAGCTGGCCATGATGACGCTAGGCGACGTTCTGAAGGGTGAAGATCCGGCCGAGGAACGGGCAACCCGCCGCAACTCCCTCACAGTGAAAGAGCTATGCGCCAACTACCTCGAAGCGGCCGAGCGCGGCTTGATCATGGGCAAGGGCGGCCGGGCGAAGAAAGCCTCCACCCTCTATGTGGATCGCGGGCGGATCGAGCGGCACATCATCCCCTTGCTTGGCTCGAAGCTGGTTCGCGACCTGGCGCAAGCCGACATTCACCGTTTCATCCGTGATGTGGCGGCCGGCAAGACGGCAACGGTCGAGAAGACCGGGAATCTACGCGGCAAAGCCATTGTTGAGGGTGGCACCGGCACCGCCGCGCGCACCGCTGGCCTGCTGGGTGGCATCCTGTCCTTTGCCGTGTCCGAAGGCGTCATCCCATTCAACCCAGCGCAAGGAGTGAAGCGTCCTGCCGACAAGAAACGCCAGCGGCGTCTCACGGCTGAGGAGTACCGCCGGTTGGGAGAGGCGCTTGAGAAAGCTGAGGAGCAAGCCGAGACGGAACAAGCCATTCATGGCGCTTGGCTGCTTGCCCTGACCGGGTGCCGCCTGGATGAAATCCAAGGGCTGAAGTGGTCCGAGGTTGATGAGGCCGGCGGCTGCTTCCGGCTGGAGGACACGAAAGAAGGCGCATCGGTCCGGCCTATCGGGCGCCCGGTCTTTGACGTGCTGGCGAGGATCGAGCGACGGAAGGGCTGTCCCTATGTCCTGCCGGCCGCAAGGGGAGCCAAAGGCCACTATGGCGGCCTGCCCGGCGGCTGGGAGCGGATTGCCGAGCGGGCCAAGTTCACCGACGTGACGCCGCATACCCTCCGGCATTCTTTTGCCAGCGTGGCCGGCGATCTAGGGTTCACGGAATCGACCATCGCCGCAATGCTGGGCCATGCTGCCGGATCGGTGACGAGCCGCTACGTCCATCACCTCGATAGCGTCCTGATCGCGGCGGCCGATAAAGTGGCGCGGGCGATCCATACGCAGATGACGGGCGAGGAAGGGAAGATTGTGCAGCTACCAAGCCGAGCGGCGCGGTGATTTCGTTTCCAGATTGATCATTTTCGCGGGGAACATGGGGAACGCGGGGAACGCTCACGCTAACCCATTGATTTATAATGACACAATTCCGTGCCGGACCTGTTCCCTATGCTAGGGGGCGGTGGGGAACAGGGGGAACAGAGCACTAACGCCGAGCTACTTCTCGGCAACTCCTTGGCTACCGCCATGGACATACTTTTGCGCTGTTGCTCGCAAACGCTCGGCGTGATCGTAGATTTCGTCAAGGCTATCTATCTTAACACGCTCTTCCTTATCCCCGTCAAAGAGGCCAATATATTTCACGCCTCGGTTTAGATGAAGTCTAGCGAGCGGCTTCCTGTTGTTATCGTCAACTAGGACACCACAATAACTTTTCTGGTCGCGCATAACCACACGTGACGGCTTAATAATGTCCCGAACAATTGCGCGTACTATCAAAAACCCCTCTTTCTCCTCCTCCGTAGTCACTACTTCTTCTTCAGAGGCACTTGGTTGCATCTCCGCGCCGATTTCCGAAATTTCAGTCTCTGCCAGCGCCGTCGAAAGCCTGGCTTGAACGGCGTCACGGATAATCTCCCGGAATGCAGCCTTCACCATGGGAGTAAACTGATCGCGCACAGCAGCCGTGAAGCGACCCAACTGCAAATTGCTTGTCAGGAGCCGGACAAACTCCTCAGAGGGAGCGTCCATTTGGCTCGCAATTTCCTTCTTGATTGCCGAAGTGTATTTCAAGCGGTGAGCGGATTGGAGAATCCCGTCAACATTGAACTCATTCTTGGAGAACTTGCGAAGTTCCGTGGTGAGCTGGCCCTGAAGATCCGATAAATCGAAAGTTAGGAAGGGCCGGTCGTCCAGCTTATTTGGCGCTTCGAGGTCGGTGTGGAAATGGAACGTTCTGCCGTTTGTCAGTATAGCAAATTTTGCAGACGTTACCGAAAAATAGCGGTACAGCTGTGCTAGGTGAACTTTGTCGAGGTTCGTTGTGATTGGCTTGCACTCGATCAATATTCTTATTTCATCATCTAACTTGATGGCGTAGTCGACCTTTTCTCCCTTTTTACCAACTGCGTCGGCAGTAAATTCGGGTATGACTTCATTTGGATTAAAGATGTCGTAGTCCAGCGCATTCAAGAACGGCAGCACGATTGCTGTCTTGACTGCCTCCTCGGTCAGCATCGCGCTTGAATGAGACTTAATCCGGTCCGACAGGATCCGAAGCTTTTCTTCTACGCTCATTTGTGCCCCCTACAGCTTGCTAGAGAGCAACATTTCGATAGCCAAGCGTCAAGGTTGCCGTCAGTCGTGCCCTGTAGACTTTCGCATACGGACCCCTGGCCCTCCGCCATTCTCAGGAATGAACTCGACGCCGGCGACATATGGCCGGCGAGCAGCGACCTTATTCATTGGAAATAAGCGAACCATCTCCGACACAAGATGAATTACTTGGATTCAAGCCCTTCCTGAAGATAGATCTCTCTAAACAAGCTCTGCATATTAGATAAAAACGTAGCCGCTTTCTCGCTGAATTTGCGCATCCCCTGAATATCAAAATCTTCGTATTCTAGCTGAAATTGGCCACCCTTCTTTTGTGTATACATTCTAAACTCAATAAGATGACCAGTTCTATTATATTTCAGCATCATCCAACCATGAGCCATAAAATGGCGCTTTCGCTCGAACAATAATATATCATCAATGATAGCGTTAATTTTACCTAAGTACTTATTAATTGGACCTTCTGCTGAAGCGATTTCCTTTACAGCTTTGAGCCTTTTCTCAATCGAGTAAGGGAACTTAAATTCCTTGCCGTTGTATTGCTCAAAATTCTGACATTTAACAACAAAGTCAGCTAGCAAGAACTCAGCGTGGGAGTAATGCGTGACGATGCGGCCACGCAGATAAGTTGCTTCCTCGACAATGCGCTTGAGTTCCTCTGAGGGCTCACGCAGGGGCTCCGTCACTTCAGATAGCCCTTAGCCTTCAGGTGCTCGATCAGAAGTTTTTCCATCAAGGACGTGAGCGAGCGATGGTCGTCAGCCGCTGCTTTCTCGGCAGCTTCCTTAAGCGTGGGATCAATCCGGAGATTGAGGGTAGCCGTCTTCTTCCGTTGCTCTGCCATAAAATGTAACGCCAGTGGCTTGACATAAATTCTGTACCGCCACAGTATCGCAAGTGTCGTTACAAAGCAAACAGCCGCGCTAGGTGCTACCAACACCCAACGCGGCCTAACCATCAACATGGAGTAAGCCATGTCTCAGGCTACTGTTAGCTCTACCACACAATCCCACTACACACAGTGCCACCCGCGTTCCTCAGTGAGCTTTATCACGGCGGAAGCTATCGCCATGAACCGCCTGACGCGGGAAACCACCCGCCTCGTCGAACGCCTAGAAATCCTAGGCATGGCAACAGGCGACGGGTTACGCCCTGCCGTAGAGGGAGCGGCCGAGGCCCTTATCAGCTTCCTCGACTACTTGGACGGCGATCCTGACTTTGAGCCGGAAGAGGACGACGACCGGAGCGACTTCGAGCCGAGTCTAGGCTGGAGCACGACCGGCGCAATCACCTGGCAGGACGGCTCCCTCTCCTCCCATGACCTTGAAGACGAGCACGACGGCCGAGAGCCTGACGAGGACTTCGAGGATGCGGACGACAACGGCATAGCCGATGCTGGCGGACTAGCCGAGCAGTGGAGCGGGGTCCGACAGGTGACGACCGGGGTGGAGTAATCCGGCGGCCCGGCTCGAACATCAGGGCCGGGCTTATCCACAGGGGGCCATGTTCTTTATTTGTTCAGGCGGCCAAAAGTAATTGACTTTTCGATTGGTATACCTACCTATTGAAATTCCAATTACGGAGGTTTCTATATGCCTATCCCGAATCTTAAGGCCCGTACGGCACTCGCTACCAAACTCGCATTCGTCAATCGCCAGCGGTTCAATGAAGCTGTCGCCGAAGGCTTCTATCCTTGTGCACCGACGACTGTTCGCGGCTCGACGCGCGTGTTTGACGTAAACGACATTGTCACCCTCCGCATCTATGGCCGACTGCTTGACGAGGGCATGGTGCCGCGTTCGGCCGGAGCTATCGTCTGCGGCCTTCGCACCCTTCTCGCCGAGCATCCCGAAGCCGAACGAGTGGTCCATGTCACCACGTCGATGGGTAGCCCGGTCTGGTTGCTTTCCGAGCATCTCAACAGAGACCACGAAATGATGAGCGGCATGGATATTGTGTCTGTCCGTGAGTGGTTCCTGAAGTTTACTCGGCAGCGCATCATTCATGAGCTTCAGGAAGAAGCGAACATCGTCGGCTCTGATGACGAGAACGAGTAATCGGAGCCGAATCGATGAAAGAGCAAACTCAACTCTCCTCGGTTGGAACGGCCGGAATTTCTCTTCCCCCTGCTCTGCGCAAACCGCGCCTCCGCCGCTGGGAGGCGGCGGAGTATCTGGAAACGGTCCACGGCATCACCATTGCCGTGGCGACCCTCGCCAAACTCGCCAGCGTCGGCGGCGGTCCTGCCTACCACAAGAGCAATCGGACACCGCTCTATCCCCGCGACGAGCTGGACCGCTGGGCGGCCGAACGTCTCGGCAACCTGATCAACAGCACATCGGAGCAATGAGCATGGGACTGAAATCGAAAACTGCGACGGGCGGCCAGGCCCGTCGCAGCAAAAAGACGGTGAAGCTCGCGAAAGATCACCTCCACCATAAACAGCATACTACGAGGCTTATGACAAGCCGGACGCTCATTCCTGAGTTTTCCGATGATGGCGTTCTTACCGGCTGGAGTCTCTTTCCATGCCGTGCCGACGCCCGCGCTTTCCTGCGGGCAGGAGGTGCGAGGTGATCGCACTTTGGCGCGTTCATAAGAATGGGAGGGGCGCACATCTGCGCCTCTTCTATGACGCCTGGGGAGGCTGGCATGGCTAAGCGCAAACCCGCCCCTCATGGCACCCCGGAAGCATATCGCGAAGCCATTGCGGAAACACTCGCATTGGCCTGCGCCTATGCGGAAATGGCTGAAAGACACGCATTGATCGGAGACGACACCGGGCTTGGTTACGACCTCGATAAGTTGGTTGCCTGCATTCGCTCGGCTGCATTCGTCTACGACGACCTGAAGAAATCTAAGATCAAGAAAGCCGAGGTGTAGTTGTGCGGCTTGAACAACATGATCGTTTCGCGGATGTGCCCGACCCTATAGGCAGACCTACTCCGAATGGCTCCATTCAGGACCATGACGAGAACCCGCCGGCTGAGAAGCCAGCAAAAGCTGCAAAGCGAGAGTGGCCGTTCCGCGTCACTGAGCGCGGTGTGGAAAAGAAAGTCGAAACACGCGACAAAGAGTTAGGCATCGTCACGACTGAATGGCGTTGGTTTGCCTCCAAAATCGAAGTGTCCGCTGAAACTCGCTCTGCCGAGGGTGAGGAGTGGGGCCGCCTGCTTTCCGTGACGGATCGCGATGGCCGAACGAAGACTTGGGCCATGCCGATGTCAATGCTGGCAGGTGACGGCACTGGCTACCGCGAACGGCTTCTCTCTCTCGGCCTGATCATCGCACCCGGCAAGTTCGCGCGTGATGCGCTCCACGAATACATCAGCACCGCCCGGCCCGGCGAGAAGTCGCGGTGCGTGGGCCGGATCGGCTGGGAGCTTGAAACTTTCGTCATGCCTGACGGTGAAATCGGAGATCCGACCAATGGGTGAGCGCATCATTTTCCAGGCATCCGGCGCGGTGGATCATGCCTTCCGTGTGAACGGTGAGTTGGAGGAATGGCAGGACGAGGTTGCCCGGTATGCCGTAGGTAACTCCCGCCTGGTGCTGGCAATCTCAACAGCCTTTGCCTCGCCGCTTCTCTATCCGACTGGTTCGGAGTCTGGCGGCGTTCATTATCGCGGCCCGTCGAGTTGCGGGAAGACGACGGCGCTGAACGTGGCCGGATCGGTATGGGGTGGCGGCGGCGTCCGTGGCTACGTGCGCACCTGGCGCGCCACCTCGAACGGGTTGGAAGGCATTTGCGCGATGCATTGCGATGCGCTGCTTTGCCTCGATGAGATGGGGCAAGTCGATGGCCGGGAAGCGGGCCAAATCGCATACATGCTGGCAAATTCTCAGGGCAAAACCCGCGCCAACCGGAACGGCGAAGCACGGCGGGCGGCTGAATGGCGGCTGCTGTTCCTGTCGAGCGGTGAGATCGGCCTAGCGGACAAAATGGCTGAGGATCGCGGGCGGCGGGTTGCTGCCGGACAGCAAGTCCGTGTCGTAGACATCCCGGCCGATGCCGGCGCTGGCATGGGGATCTTCGAGAACCTTCATGGCTTCGAGAGCGCCGATGCCTTAGCCCGTCACCTGAAGATGGCAACGAGCAAGTTTTACGGCACCGCCTGCCGTCCTTACCTCAGGCATCTGACCAAGGACTTCAAAGGCATTGCTCCGGTTGTGAATGGCTATCGCGACGAGTTTCTTGCCGAGTTTTGCCCGAAGGGTGCTGACGGCCAAGTGAGCCGCGTTGCCCAGCGGTTCGGACTGATCGCAGCCGGCGGTGAGATGGCGACGGCCTGCGGCGTCCTGCCCTGGACGCCAGGAGAGGCGACAAAGGCGGCGGCCCGGTGCTTCCAAGATTGGCTTGCCGTGCGTGGCGGCGTGGAGCCGGCGGAGGAGCGGGAGGCGGTTGCCGCCGTCCGGCGCTTCATCGAATTGCATGGCATGTCCCGCTTCGAGCCGATGGGCGATCTGGTCCCGACGGATGGCGTCGGGAGCCCTATCGAGGTGCGGATCAATAACCGGGCCGGTTTCCGGCGGCGGGCCGCGAACGGTGGAACGGAATATCTAGTGATGCCAGAGGCGTGGCGCACGGAAGTCTGCGTGGGCATGGACGCCAGAGCGGTCGCGAAAGCCCTGCATCAACGCGGCTATCTCGTAACCGGCGGCGATGGCAAGCCACAGGTAAAGACCCGGTTGCCGCACATCGCGAGCCCGGTGCGCTGCTACATCGTCAGCTCCGATATTCTCGGAGAGGCCGAGCCGGTTTCCTACGACGAACAGGATTTTGGTTGATGCCTGACCTTAGCCGCTTTGCAGCTTTCGCCAGAAAATCCGTTCCCCCTGTTCCCCAAGCCTCTGCGGAGCGGGGAACAGGGCGGGGAACAGAAAAACACAAGCAATATCATAGGTTTGACAAGCATGTTCCCCGCGTTCCCCATGTTCCCCGCGAAAACGACAATGGTTGGGATGAATCTGACTGGCAGATGGCTTTCGAAGAACGGGCCGCGATCCTCGAATATGACGGCGGACACTCCCGGCAAGAAGCGGAGCGATTAGCACGTGACGAAATCAATATAATGCGCGCCAACTCCTGAAATTCCATTATAATTCCAGCATATTTAAGACGCCTTTACTCGCTTCATTTGCTTTGACTTACTTCGAATTGAGCCGATCTTCGCCTTTGAACGCGCAAGGCGACAATGATCGAAAAGCTCAAAAGTCTGTTTCGACCTGAAACGAAATCTTCCCTGGCCAATCCCTCGGCCGAGTTGCTTGCTCTGTTCGGAGCAAACCCAACCGCATCCGGCACCGTTGTCACCCCTGAAAGCGCCATGCGCTGCGCGACGGTTTATGCCAGCGTGAAGGTGATTGCCGAGAGCGTGGCTCAACTTCCCCTACACCTCTACCGCCGCACCTCTGACGGCGGGAAGGAACGGGCCGCCGATCATCCCCTTTCCGAATTGCTGCACGATCAGCCGAACGAGTGGACTTCGAGTTTCGAGTTCAGGCTTTTCATGCAGACGGCGCTTTGCCTACACGGCAATGCCTTCGCCTTCATTAACCGGACGAACGGCCGGATTTTCGAGCTTATCCCGATCCCCTCCACGGCGGTGGAAGTTCTGGTCGATCCGGTGACAATGGAACCGAGCTACCGGATCACCGCCGGCAATACACAACGCGAATACGACCGGACTGAGATTTTCCATCTCAAGACGCTGGGCACGTCACCGCATATCGGCCTTTCGCCCATCTCTCAGATGCGGGAGGCCATCGGCCTGGCGCTGGTGATGGAGGAGCACGGCGCGCGCCTCTTTAGCAATGGGGCGCGGCCGAGCGGCGTCTTCAAATACGGCAAGATGGTTGGGCCGGACTTGGCGAAGCGCCTGCGGGAGAGCTTCAACGCGGCTCACGCCGGAGGCCCGAACAGCGGCCGAACGCTGATCCTCGAAGACGGCATGGACTTTCAGGCGCTTCAGTTCACGTCCGTGGATCTTCAGTTTCTTGAGCTGCGGCGGCACCAAATTGCAGAGATCGCGCGCGGCTTCCGAATTCCGCTCCATCTGCTTCAAGAGCTTGAGCGCGCCACGCACAACAATGCCGAGAGCATGGGACAACAGTTCTTGTCCCTCACCCTCCTGCCCTGGCTGAAGCTCTGGGAAGGGGCAATCCGCCGCTCGCTTCTGACGCCGGAAGAGCGTCGCGAATATCATGCGGAGTTCCTGGCCGATGACCTGGCGCGGGCCGATCTTGCCGCCCGCTTCGAGGCTTATGCCAAGGCCGTCACGAACGGCATTCTCAACCCCAACGAAGTCCGGGCCGCTGAGAACCGCGCGCCCTATCCCGGCGGCGATCAATTCCGCCTGCCCATGAACACCGAAGACGCCAGCACGCCGGGGAACGAGTGATGGAACACCTCACGCTCGAAGTGAAGTTTGCAACCGGCGATGCCGGTCTTGTCTCCGGTTATGCGTCTCTCTTCGGCCGGCCTGCCGATTACGTGAACGACGTGATCGAGCCGGGAGCCTTCGCCAGCTCCCTGTCAGCTTACGACGCCAGCGGCACCATGCCCCTCATGTTGCGGGAGCACAAAGGTGAGCCAATCGGCGAATGGCTGGAGATTGAGGAAGACGAGATCGGGCTTCGGGTGAAGGGCCGGCTGGACCTCAACACGCCCGGCGGGCGCGAAGTCTATGAGCAAGCGCGTGGAGGCCGGATTGATGGCCTGTCCATCGGCTATCGCGCCGTAAAGGCGGATCGCGGACCGGACGGCACCCGCACACTCCAAGAGATCGAGCTGCACGAGATCAGCCTTGTTCGGCGTCCCGCGTCGAGCCGGGCACGTGTGCTGTCGATTAAGTCGGCTCCGGCCGGCGCTACCGCCGCGAAGGGCGCGGCATCATCCAAGAGGACGACCATGGAAAAGAAGGAAACCGCGCCCGGCGGTAACTCGGGCAATGAAACGGACATCAACGAGCGCGTTGACGGCCTGGCAGAGACGGTTTCGGCCATCGACACCCGCCTGTCGGCGGTGGAAGAAAAGGTTGGTTCGGTGAAGTCCGTTGCCGACCGGATCGAGGCCAAGCTCAACCGGCCTGGCTCCGCCACCGAGACGAAGGCGGCACCGGAGAACATGGAGGGCAAGGCGTTCACTGTCTTCCTCCGGCGCGGCGTTGAGCGCATGGCCGCTGATGAGGTGAAGACCCTCACCGTCGCCAACGACCCTTCGGCGGGCTACCTCGCTCCTGAGACGTTCGGCACCGAGCTCTTCAAGAACATGGTGGAGTTCTCGCCCATCCGGCAATACGCCCGCGTGGTGCAGATTACCGGGCCTGAGATCCGCTACCCGCGCCGCGTCTCCGGCACGACCGCTTATTGGGTGGACGAGATCGAGGACCGCACGGCTTCGGAGCCGACCTTCGAGCAAGTGACGCTCACGCCCTGGGAGCTGGCAACCTTTACGGAAGTCTCCAACCAGCTGCTTGAGGACAACGCCTATAACCTGGAGCAAGAGCTTCGCCTCGACTACGCCGAGTCCTTCGGCAAGAAAGAGAGCATTGCCTTTGTGAATGGTACCGGCGTGAAGCAGCCGAAGGGCGTCCTTCAGGCTGCGGGAGTTGCTGAGATCAACACCGGCAAGGCTGACGGCTTCGCAGCGACTGATCCGGCTGACGCCCTGGTTCGCATGTATCATGCCCTGCCGACGGCTTATGCCCAACGCGGCGCGTGGCTCATGAACCGGAACGTCATGGGCACAATGCGTATCTGGAAGGATGCACAGGGCCGCTACCTCCTGAATGAGCCGATCACTGAAGGCGCTCCGATGACGCTTCTCGGCCGCCCGATCATTGAGGCGGTGGATATGCCCGATGTCGCGGCCAACGCCTTCCCCGTCGTCTTTGGCGATTGGTCCGGCTACCGGATCGTGGACCGCATCGGCCTTTCGATCCTGCGCGATCCTTACACCCGCGCCCGCAATGGCATCACGACCTTCCACGCCCGCAAGCGCGTGGGTGGCGACGTAACCCATCCCGACAAGTTCGTGAAGCTCAAGGTGGCGGCCTCTTAAGGCCGCTTCCCCAACATCGAGGGCACCGACATGCGCGACATGCGGAACAGCATCAAAATCGTGCCGGTGGTCGAGCCTGGGGTCTACTCCGGTAAGGCCAACGGCGCGACCGTGGACACGGCGGGTTTCGACTCGCTCACGTTCGCCATCGTCATGGCCGAAGGCGGCAAGGCCAGCGGCTTCGAGGTTGCGATGGAGCACAGTGACGATGGCAAAGCATGGGAGCTTGTCCGGCCTGACAACGTGCTGGGTGAAGTCGAGAGCGGAGAATCGTTCGGCTACACCGGCGGCACGACAGGTCAGCGGCGTTATGTGCGCCTTTCCCTCTCCCCGAAGGGCAAGAGCACCAAGGGCACAGGTTTAGCCGTGATGGCCATTCTCGGCCATCGGCGCGGAGCTTAGGGCGGCAGTCTTTGAGGCCGATGCGATCAGGCCAACAACGAAAAGTCACCTCCCCGCTGCCCGAAGCGATCTGTTCGAAGGGGTCAAGGTGACGAGATCGCAAGAGGGACCGGGGAGGCGATACCCGGTCCCTCGCATCATTCTGAGAGGATACGATGAGGCTAACGCTGATCACCCCGCCGGCCGTCGATCCGGTCACACTCGATGAGGTGAAGGATCACCTTCGCATCACGCAAGACTTTGAGGACGCCCTACTCACGGACTTCATCCGCACGGCCACGCAAAAGCTGGATGGCCGTTATGGTCTGCTTGGCCGCTGCTTGATCAATCAGACTTGGCGCCTGTCGCTCGATCGCTTCAGCCGCGAAATCGTCCTGCCCTTCCCTCCTGTGCAGGCTGTGAGCCGGATCTACTACCTCGACCACGATGGAGAAGAGTTGGACGTGATCGCCACGGATTACCGCGTCTCCGGCCTGTCCGGCTTTGACGGAGCAACGATCCGCGCGGCGCGCGGACTGTCCTGGCCTGAGACTTACGACACCGAGAGCGCGTTCGTCGAGTTCACGGCGGGTTTCGGGCCGGCTCCTGCCGATGTGCCTGAGCCGATCCGAACGGCCATCAAGATGCATGTGGGCCACCTCTATGCGAACCGGGAAAGCGTTACTCTCGGCTCCGGCTTCATCACTGAGACGCCGCACGGCTATGAAGACCTGATCCGCGATTATCGAGTGTTGGGGTTCTGATCATGCGCGCGGGCATCATGGATCGGCGCATCACGGTTCAGCACTACACGACCGTGGACGATGGATATGGCAACGAGATTCCGACCTGGGCCGATCTGGCTACCGTGTGGGCTTCGGTCCAACAGGAAAGCGGCCGGGAGTTCATTCAGGCATCCGCTATCACACCGGAACGCCGGGTTGTCTTCCGCACCCGCTGGATAGACGGCATTACGACCACGCATCGCGTGATCTATGAGGGACGCCAGCACGACGTTCATCAGGTGCGTGAGATCGGACGGCGTGAAGGGCTTGAGCTTCACACGACGGCAACAGGTGCATAATGCCCTGGTCCGCTCCGAAGCATTGCCCAGCCGGACACCCGCCCTTCCGTGATAGGCGCTGCCCTGTCTGTGCTGCTGCCTCGAAGGCTGCGGCCGATGCCCGCCGTCCCTCTGCCCGCGCACGTGGCTATGACTCGGAGTGGGAAAAGGAGAGCAAGGCGTTCCTTGCCCTTCCTCAGAACCGCTTCTGTGCCTGCGGCTGCGGACAGCTTGCCGATATGGTAGATCACAAGATAGCCGCCAAAGGTGACAAGCGCCTGTTTTGGGACCGCTCCAACTGGCAACCCTACAACCGGCGCTGCAACAGCCGGAAGGCGGTTCGGGAGGAAGGCGCGTTCGGCAACCCCATCACCATGGGGAGGGCGGGTTTTGAATTTTGACCGAAACCCCACGGACCGACGCCCCCATCTTGCGCGCAATCTCGCTGAAATTGGGAGTTTCCTGAAATGAAGGGCCGCAAGCCGAATTTGACCGTCATTGATGGCGGCACGGTTCGGGGCAAATGCCCTTCCGCGCCGGCCTGGCTGACCTCACAGGCCAAGGCAGAATGGAAGAGGGCCGCGCCACAACTGCATGGCCGCAATCTGCTGACCACGGACACGATGGCGACCCTGGAAAACTATTGCGTTGCCGTGGGGATGGTGCGCGAAGCCGAAGAGATCATGGCCCGCGATGGCCGATTGGTCGAAACCGAAAAAGGCATGTCGCCTCACCCGGCTTTCAAAATGCAAAGCGCCGCAATGCGCGAAGCCCGCCTGTTGGCCGCCGAGCTGGGGCTAACTCCGCACCGCCGAGGTGTGAAGGGCAAAGACGAAGGAAAGCAAAACGATGGTTGGGACACCGATCTTCTCGCCTGATCCGCTTCTCTATCCCGATCCGACCGGCAGGGCTGACCGTATTTGCCGCTTCATCCGGCGGCTGAAACTTTGGGAAGGCGACTTTGCCGGGCGGTCTTTCCACCTCCATGACTTTCAGGAGGCCATTGTTCGGCGCATCTACGGGCCGAGCACCGATGACGGCGCGCGCCTGGTGCGGATCGCCTGCATTTGGATACCACGTGGCAACGCCAAAACGACGTTGGCCGCTGGGCTTGGCCTGGCTCACTTCCTGGGGCCGGAGGCGGAGGCCGGCGGACAGGTTGTCATGGCCGCCGCGGATCGGGAGAACGCTGGCATCGCCTTCAACTCCGCTCACCAGTTCGTTCTGCAGGATGACACCCTATCCTCTCGGGTTCGGGCCATTGAGAGCCGGAAGACCCTCGGCCATCCGAAGACGAAGAGCATCCTGAAGGCTATCTCGAGCGAGGCTTATTCAAAGCACGGCCTAAACGTGTCGTTCTTCCTGGCCGATGAGGTTCACGCTTGGCCGCTGGGCGAAGGCCGGAAGCTCTTCAAGACCGTCACCGATTCCATGGTGAAGCGGTCGCACCCTCTCACCGTGATCATCTCCACAGCAGGCGAAGGACAAGGCGGCCTCGCCTGGGACTTGTGGAACTACTCGCACAAGGTGGCGTCCGGTGAGATCGAAGACCCGACCTTTGCGCCGATCATCTTCGCGGCTCCGCCTGAAGCCGATTGGCGCGATGAAAGCGCCTGGCGCATGGCCAACCCGGCCATTGCCGCCGGGTTCTGTTCGCTCGAAGAGCTTCGCATCAAGGCGCGGCGGATCGAGCACTTCCCGGCCGAGATCGCGGACTTCCGCCGCTTCCACCTCGATCAGTGGCAGGAAGGCGCGGCAAACCCCTGGCTTGCGCTTGAAGTTTATGACGCGGCTGAGCCGATGACCCCGGCTGAAAACTTAGCCGGCCGTCCGTGCTGGGTTGGCGTGGATCTGTCGAGCGTGGAAGACCTCACTGCCGTGGTTGCTGTCTTCCCTGACGGAGACGGCGAGGGCCGCCGCTATGACGTGCTGCCGATGTTCTTTTTGCCTGAAGCCGGGTTGGCGAAGAAAGCCGAGAAGGATCAGGCCGATTATCTGCGCTGGAAGGAAGCCGGGTTCCTGACTGTCACCGAAGGCAACGTGGTGGACCATGCCGCCATCGTGGATCACGTGGTTGAGCTGGGCACAAAGTACGGGGTTCAGGAAATCGCTATCGACCGCTGGAACTCGACCGCCGTGAACACGGCCCTTCAGGAAGAGGGTTTCACGATCAACCAGTTCGGACAGGGCTTCGCCAGCATGGCCGCGCCTGTGAAGGAGCTGAAGCGGGCGATCCTGTCCGGCCACTTCCGCCACGGCGGCAACCCTCTCCTGCGCATGTGCTTCGGCAATGTGGTTGCGGACAAAGACGCGGCCGAGAACGAGAAGTTCACGAAAGAGCGGGCGCGCGGCCGGATTGATGGAGCCGTTGCCGCTGCCATGGCCGTGGGCCGCATCCTGGCGAATGAGGCCGGGCCGTCACCCTACGAAACGCAACGGCCTGAAGGATTCCTGTTTATTTGA